AACAAACCGAGTAAAGCTGCTTGCAAGTCTTTATGGGACTTGAAAGCTAACAGACTATTTTCTTATTATTCAATCATCACAAAAGATTGCGCGTATGGGGAAAAAGAAAGATTTAATGAGTTATTAGCGTTAATTATTTCAGAAAAAAACAAAAAACATGGTATAATTAGACAAGAAATCAAAAAAGGAGATAAACAATGAGTGATTTTAAAGAAAACATTACGATTGACAAGTACTCACTTGACCTTGAATTTGAAAAACATCCAATGCTCTATCACGAATATGCAATGGATATGATTACTGCAGAGGATGAAAAGGATAGAGCAAAAGACCAATTGGAATTGCTCAGAGCAGAACTTGATGTTGCAATTAGAAATAATCCAAAAGCGTTTCAAATGGAAAAAGTGACGGAAGCTGCGATCAATTCAACAATCATTCAAACGGAAAGATTTAAAACAGCGCAAGAGTATTACAACTCTTGTGTGAGTAGTGTCAGGATTTTGAAAGTTGCAGTTGAATCTATCAATCAAAAGAAGGTAGCTTTAGAAAATTTAGTCAAACTTTACTTAGGTGAATATTTTTCAAAGGAGGTACCACCGGAGATTAAAGAAACTATTTCAGAACATGTAGCTAATTTTATTCATGACGATCTTAACAAAACATCCTCAAGGTTACGGCGTAATGCTTCCTGATTTACTAAAGGGAATTCTGATACTTTTTGGAATTATGTTTTTTGCCTACACAATTCCACGATTAATTACTTATGCAATTTGTTCTTCGATTTATGAAACCAAATTGAAGAACATGGAATCAACAATTAAAAAATGGAGGGAATTAAATGAAACTAAGTGAAATGAAAGCAAAGATGCATGATGAATTGAACAAACGAATTCAAGAATCTTATGATAATCGTCAAGCTACGGGAAAATTCAAAAGTATTTTTAATGAGGAAATGCAAATTCCTATCTGGAAAATTGGTGTTGGTGAACATCTAATCGACATTATCCCTTACATGATTGGAGAAGGAAATCCAAATCCTAAACGAAAACTAGGAGAGATAGGAGATTATCTCAATTTATTTGTTCATAATGGAGTGGGTGTAAATGAAAATCAGTATATTTGTCTTGCCAGATGTTATAGCAAACCATGTCCAGTTTGTGAACTTCGTTTAAAACTGCAAAAAGAAGGAGAAGATCCTGATTCATTAAAAAGTTTTAACCCCACTCGCAGATGTGTTTACAATGTTATAGTGTACGATGATGGTAAAGAAGAAGCAAAGGGAGTTCAAGTTATGATTGTTGCATATTATTTCATGCAACGTCATTTGGATGAACTTGCAAATCCGGTGCGTCCGGGTTCCTCCAGAACAAATTACATGGCCTACAATAAAACGGGGAAATCAATTGCTTTCAAACGAGAAGGTGCTGGAGCTAAAAATACTTCGTTTGTAGGTCATAAATTTGAAGATCGAAATTATGATATTCCGGATGAAATTCTTGATTCAACTTTTTGTCTTGAAAAAATTATCCATATACCTTCTTATAGTGAAGTCTATGAGGCTTTACATGGCAAAGTTGAAGAATCAAAAACTGATGGACCGCCTTTAGTTGCAGAATCTCAACGTAGTACTGAAACTAATCGGGCTGGAATTGGACGAGTTCGTGGAGGAGTTGTTTCTACTGTTGACGAAACAAAGAAATCGGAACCTCAAAGTGATGATCATTCTTGTCCTGATTCACAAGGAGAAATTGGAACCAGCATTGACAAATTAAACGCTTGTCAAACCTGTACTGTTTATGAAACTTGCTTTGCTTTAAATGAAGAAATTGAAAAGTTAGAAAGAGAAAAAAGGCGTGCATCAATAGGTAGGAGAGGAACCCGTGCTTAAACGAAGAACTGAAGAAATCGTTGACAATATTACAGAGGGGATTTCTAATCCTGAAGAGAGGAAATCCCCTCCTCTTAAAACTGTTTCAACTGGATCAACTTTATTAGACCTTTGCATTTCAGGCAAGGTTATTAAAGGAGGTGGATTACCTACAGGAAACTTAGTTGAAGTATTTGGACCAAGTGGTGCAGGGAAAACAAGTATACTTGCTGAAATTGCTGCTTCTTGTCAATCTTCAAATGGTGATGTTTTATTTCTTGATCCTGAAGCAAGACTGAATCAAGAATACACAAGAATTTATGGTGTAGAATTAAGTCTTGAACAGTATTTCCGTCCTGATATGGTTTCTGAAATGTTTGATAAAATTTGGACTTGGAAACCAAAAGAAGGAGGTATCAATGGGATATTTGCTGATTCCCTCGCAGCATTATCATCAAAAATGGAACTTGAAGATGAAGATAAATACGGAATGCGCAGAGCCAAAGAGTTTTCTGAAGGGTTACGGAAAACTTGTCGTCTTATTTCTAACAATAATTGGGTTGTGGTATGCAGCAATCAAGTACGAGAAGGTCCATCGGGCGAGACCACACCAGGGGGCCGTGCTATTCCTTATTACTCATCCTTACGAATCAGGGTCGGACCTCCAGCTTCTGGTGGAAAGATCGTTAAAATTATTTCTCTCGCAAACGGAAAGAAACACGAAAAAACCATAGGTATTCGTAGCAATTGTATAATCAAAAAATCAAGTCTTGATGATCCATTTAGAAGTTGCACTATTTCAATTCTGTTTGGATATGGAATTGATGACATTCGAGAAAATTTACAGTATTTAAAAGAAGGACTTGGATTAAGCAAATATAAAGCAGTAGACCAAGAATTTGCTTTTATGGAAAAAGCTATCACTTATATTGAAGAGAACAATTTACAAAGTCAATTGAAACAGGAAGTAATTGCCTTATGGGAAGAAATTGAATCTAAATTTGTTGTGATTAGAAAGCAAAAGGAAAGATAAATGGAACTTTATCAGAATATAATGATAACTTGTCTGTGGATTTTTATTACTCTTCATATATTATTTGAATACAGAAACAGAAAATGAAAAAAATTAAAATAAAAGGTTTTCAGTCCCATAAATCCTCAGAATTAAATCTTCATCCAAATGTCAACATTATTGTGGGGCAGTCTTCATCAGGAAAGACTGCCATCTTTAGAGCAATAGAATGGTTAAACACTAACAGACCATTAGGAACGAGATTTATATCTCATGGAGAAACTCAAGCAGAAGTTACGATTGATGACGTTCGAGGAACTAAAACAGACAAAGGGAAAACCTACTATACATTGGCTAACGATAATAAATTTGATTCTGGTAGCGTTGTTCCTGATTTGGTTACTCAAGCGTTAAATCTAAATTCAATCAACATTCAAAATCAATTAGATGAACATTTTTTAATTACAAATAGTCCTGGAGAGGTAGCAAGAACTTTTAACAGAATTTTAAACATTGAAAAAGTAGATGAATATGTTTCAAAATTAACCACAAAAATTAATACTACAAATACAATAATCAAGGAAAAAACTGAACAGATTGAATCCCTCACAAATCAGATAAAAGATTTGAATTACCTTGACGATCTACAAGAGAAATTTTTATTTCTTGATGGTAAAATCAAACAGTTGCTTAATGTCAAAGATAGTGTTTTAAAACTTTCTGAAGTAATTAAAAAAGTAAAATACTTTGAAATAACAATCTTTAGAGATAGTGCTACTCTAAACCAAATTTCTAAAATTTTAAAAGAATTTGATACTCCAATTCAGGAATTAAAAAAATACAAACTCAAAAACGAATTACTCCAAAAAGCCTTGAATTTAGAGTCACAGAGAGTCTCTAATAGCCTTACAGTAACACGCTTACGAAAAGACATAGTGAGTATGGGGTACGAAAGATTGATTGATACAAAGGCAAATACAAGCATTCTACAAGGTTCAATTAATCAATTTGATGCTATTTTAAAAATCACCGAAACTAAAGAAAATGCAAAAAAACTAATCGGAATAAATGTTCAAACTTCCTTAGATCAATACCAAAAAGAATTAGAAGATTATAAGATATGTCCGATATGTTTGACCCCAATAAATGATGTTTCTCATATTATACAGGAAGTGAGGAAAAGATATTTATAAAATTTTTTAATTAAATAGCGGCGGCCCCACGCAAGCATTGTGTCTTGAGAGTGGGGTGGAGGTT